CGGGCGTTGCCTTTTCGATTGGCTCTTTAGATAGACCAATATCGAAACCACCTTGCTTGTTGAAACTGACATCGGCGTAAAGCTCAAGGTTGTCGTGGATAGCTTTAGCAATTTTAGCACAGTGCTTGGCAGCTGGCTTGCCCTTGCCGACAATATCTTTGATGATGGCTTCAACCATGTCGTGTGTGTGCTTTTCTTCGATCTGTTTGTCCATAAACTTGTTAAGGTCATCGAGCATCTTTGAGGTCTGACGCATGTTCTTGAACTCAATCTCGTCACGGACGCGGCGTTGTTCATTGCTAGCCATGAGCCAAATCAGGAATACCCAAAATACTGCGAGCAGCACATTCAAGACTGTTTCAGTTACCATTTGCTTGTGCATGTATTCGCCAGCTTGAAATAGCTGCAAGCCTGCGAACAAGACACCAAATGCGATGAATATGCGATTAAAAGATTTTTCCATTATTTCTTTCCTCCTTTATAGTAGGCATTAATTTTATCATTGATTAGCTTGAGATCGTTCTCAATCTCAGCACCATCAAACATATCCGGGGGCGACTTTACGCCTGAGCCATCGGTCTTAACTTTGAAAATGAACTCGTCCATTTCGACCGTTGATTCAAATACGATGTTAGTCCAGCCTTCGGGGTTGTTGTTTTTGCGCGTGTTCTGACCAAGCGTCTTGAGCGCTTTCATAGTTGAGTCAGGGTCTTCGAGGTGTCCGAAGAGATAGAAGTTTTGGTCGGTATCTTTGTTCAAAATCGACTGAACGATTTTATAAAAGTCCTTCGAGATTTTGTCGTACACGTCCCACTTGTCAGTTTTGTCAGACGCGCCAAACACTTCCTTAGTAAATAGGTAGTTGGTGTCGTCGATGACGACGATAGGCTTTTTGCTAGCGACTATCATCTGGCTGACTTCAGCCATTGTCTTGACTGGCACAGGCTTGATGTCCGTGCGGAACGGAAGCTCTTTGCCGGTGACTGTGATGTAACTCACGTCTTCCTTTTTCAAATTACGCAAGCTCGATGACTTGCCAGTACCGGGGTTGCCGAGTACGAATATTAATCGTGCCATTAGTCCTCCTTAATGAACTGAAAAGTTTGGTTAAACGATTCTTCGTTCTTAAAATTACGCAGTGAGCCGGGTGACATTTCGTCGTAGTAGCCGCGTCGCTTGTAGACGGAAATCTTTTTGCTCCAAAAGCGAGTCTTGACTGCTAGTGGATAATTTTGGTTGTTTTGGTAATAGTCGTCACGGTCGCCTTTATAGCGAGCATAAATGTAACGAACCATTATTGAATCTCAATTTTTACAGCCCAATCTTCGGCGAACAGATCAGTCTGGCTAGGAACCCAAGGGGCTTTCGTGCCACCAAGCGCCGTAGCGTCGATGAATAAATATGGCACACCCATTTTACTATTGTCGTCAGGGTACTGAGCTTCGACAAATAATCCCTTGCCGTTCCAGCCTTTGCGCGCAAGCTTAAGCCCTTTTTTGAGTTTGACAAATGCTTCTGAGAAATCCATTATTCTTCCTCGCTTCCCGGCTTGCCATCGTCCTCGTGGATTTCTGGCTCGCCATTAATTTTATATGAACCGTCCTCTTGCTCTAGCAAGGGTGTGGTCGCGTGAAGATGTACGATGGTTGGGTCTTCGCCTTTGTCACCTTCAATGGTGCAGTTAGCCCACATGCCATCAAGGTGGTCGAATAGAACTACCACGTCGTCAGGCGTATCGACAGCTGGTGAGCTGAAGCCGTGAATCTTGATGCCGCCTTCAACGCGCTGAGGCAAATTATAAAGCTTGAGTTCGTGTCCGATCATTACGCCAGCTCCAGCTTCTTGGTGATGTACTGAGTCTCGGAAGTCTCAACACCAGCAGGCAGTTCGCCGGTAAGGACGTGCTGCGCTTTTACTTTTTCTGAATCGAGTGCTGACTTTTTGAATTGGTCATCAACTTCTTTAAGGTCGGTAGCCTTGTAGTTGGTGCGAGTGGCTAGGGTGATGTAGCCTTTGATGCCAGTGAGTTCAGGGTCGAACTCAATCTTTGGCACGTTAGCGTCGATCATCGCTTGCTTGATTTGGTCGGTAGCAAGCTTGGCTTCTTTTTCAGCAGCCTTGAGCTGAGCTTCGAGACCAGCATACTTTTTGAGTACAGCGATAGCCTTTTTGGTGTTAGGGTTTTTAATAATTGCATTGGACTGGTTAGTAGTCATGCGACCTCCTTGGTTAGTTGGGGCTTTGCGTTCCATTTGCTTAGCCATTTAATAGTATCAAAGATATTAAAAACTGTCAATATCTTCTTTGCCACATAGAATTAGTATAGCAA